ACTAACAAAGTCTTCTTTATCTTCCATAACTTCATTGATCTCAATCTTTGCTAACTGTTTAGCTTCTTTATTATCATAACCTTCTTCTTTGTACTGACGCAAAAGGTTTTTAAATAAAGATGATCTTTCTTTTTGCCAGAAATTTTTACTCATCTTCACACATATCTTCTATAAACCTTCCAACATCATTGTAATCTGTAGGTTCATATCCATTATCTAACATCATATACCATAGGTCAGCAGAATAACCAAGAGATTTTCTTCTTGTCTCTTGTCTTTGTTTCCAATGTTTATAAAAATTAATTATCTCTGCCGTCATTTAGTTCAGCCCACAAATTACCTGTACCTTTTTCTTGTCGTGCTATAGATAATTCCTTTCTTAATTGCTTAATGGTTTCATTGGATTGTTTTAATTGTATTTTTAATTTACTAATGTTACTATGTAACTGAGAAACAAAACCATTATAATCTTCAGTGTAATCTGTCAATTCTAATTTCTCCTTCATCAGTACCAGTAGGTAACTCCATTCCAAGATCACCTAAAAATTTAATAGCTTCTGTTTTTGTAGGAAACTTTATAGGAACTCCTTTAGGTGTAGTTAGTATATCAAAACAATCAAAGTCATCTAGCTCTTCATGTAATTCTTTTATTATATCTTGTACTATTACAAACATTAAACAAACCTACGCTTATTAATAAACCTACCTAAATCTTTCTGAGTGTAAGCTATTTCTTTTTCAATAGCTGTTCGTATGGAAACTAAACATTGCAATCTTTCTGAGAAATCTAAAGAGTTGTAATCTTCTTTCATAATTAACGTAGGGTTGCCACTTTGTTTTGATACTTCCATTATAACAGACATTAATTTTTCCCTTCTAAGTCATCTAAATTAAATACTTTACCAAAGTCATCTTTCAATGGAGGATTAAATAGATCAAGAGTCTGATCAATTCCACCTACTATTTCTCTTTCAATATCATTAAGAGATAATTCAGACCAATAAATTTCTAATGCTTTGGTATCACGTCGAGCATTAAACATATGATATTCACCAGCAGGAACTATAGCTACATCTTCATTGTATAAAACTGTAACATCAACTAAGTTATAATCTTTCCATCGGTGTATTTCAAGCTCACCTTCCTCTACATAGAACGCATTAATCTTTGATTGATGTTTATGCTTAGAACAATAACCACCAGTATTAACAAAGATACTATGTACTTCTAATTGAGGACGTTGAATAAGAGGTATTGTTGTACCCCATACCTTTCCCTCTACTATACTCATTCTTCTACCTCTTGATCTTCAAGTCCATTAAGAAAACTATTTATATCAGACAGTTTAATATCAGTCAAATGATTAACATTTAATCCAGAAAAAGAACAGACTGACACTACATAATTTGCTAATGATTCAGGTATATCATTATAAGATTTAAAATTAAATTTATTCATCAGTATTTCCAATCAATTTCAAGCCAATCATTTTTATCAACAAGTTCCGTACAATTTTTACAAGTCATAGAAGACCATGCAAAATGATAGACACGTTCATCAGCATGACAGTGAGGACACATAACAAACTTACCGTCCTTACCTGCTCTTGTATAACGATTAACATTTTTATATTCTCTCTCGTTTGGAGATCGTTGATGTTTAAGTTTCCAATCCATTTGTTTAGAGAATGGTATGTCCATTATATTGAACAGCCATTCGCAAAAGTCTTTAGGTAGCTTCTTCATTGTCTTCATCCTTATATTATAGCACATAATATACTACATTGCAACTCAATCTTGTATTATTTTTAATACAAGATCAAGTGCAATGGCAAACAATATTAACTCAAGCATTAATTAATTTCATATTGTCTGTTTCAAGATGTTTCCAAGCATCAGATATTAACATCTTACGTACTGCTTCCTCACGATTAACTCTTTTGTTATGGTGTTTACTTTCTCTTTTACCATCATCAACATGAGTAGACCATGCAGTTGCAGCTTGATATGCAGTCCATAAAGAACCTTTCATTTGTGTACCATACTTCTCATACAATCCTCTGCCATGTACATGTTGATTTTCTCTATCAAAGATCTTCATAAGGTTAGACAGTACAACTTTATTACCTACATTTTTACGCTTAACATTATCAAATCGTTTAGCTAACGTATTGGTAAACAAAGATATAGCTTTATCTCTACTGATCTCAGTATTATACCATTGTTTCATTTCATTCAAGCCATCACCTGCTATATAATCAGATGCTGCTTTTATCTTTGCACCAAAAGAAACAGGATTAAAGTTCTTAGTATGTCTACCATATACATAGGCTAACTTATTACCATTGACTAGAGTATTAAAACAAAATTGTCTGAACAAACCCATCATACCATTGTTTGCCCATGTTCTATTATGACTTGTACGAAAGACAAACTGTGGCACAACTAAACCTTTACCATCTATACTTTGTGCATGTGCAGGAAATGTAGCAATTAATTCCATTTTATTTCCACGATCATACACATTAGTTTGAAAATTTGCATCAGTAAGATTAAGCCCAGCTAAGTTTAAAGCTTCTTCAATCTGATCTACAATCGTAAGATATTGTACAGGTTCATAGCTCTCAGTAACAACAGACATCAACTCCTTAGTATCTTTACGTCGAAGACCCATACCAATATCAGGGTTCATCTCTTCATTATAAAGTACATGTTCAGGAGTTTCATTTACATACTCTAAAGGAAACTTCTCAACTTCAAAATTTAATACATCATGATCAAACATTCTATTACTCCTCTGGACATTCTTGATTAATAATTCTAACGGGATTGTCATTACTATAAAAACAAGTCAAGGTTATTTCTTCTCCTTTATCAGATATAATTGAAACATCTACCCATTTACTTCCTTTATTAATATATTGATCTTTTGTAAGAACAATATCTTTTACATTATGTACAGTCATTTCCATATTCAAGTCCTATTCAAAGTTGATATTAACTAATAGATGGTATTAATTGTATACTAATTGTATTAGAGTAGTCAAGTTTTACCTCACTTTCATTTTCATATTGCCATGTTTGTTCATAGTATTCACAAGCACCAGTACCTTCACATTCATAACACTTATCAGGTACAGTATTATAATGGTAATGTCTACCTTGTCCATTACAATCTTCACATTCTTTCACAATAACCCAAGTCATTTATATGTATCCCTTGTTACTATTATTTCCCACGAAAGTTGAAATTTATCATGATTAAAATCTTCTATACCTTCTAATCTTTTTAATATTATTTCACCTATAGTTAATTGTTCATCGTTGTTAAAAGATTCTTGCATTAATGGTAGTTGTGCTAACATATTACACCTTTATCTTCTAAATAGTTAATTAAAAAAGATATGTCTTGATTATTTCTTAACATCGTATCAAGAGCATGTTCAGCATCCATTTTAAAATGTGATATAAGATAGTTATATTGTTCCCATCCATCTATAGCTATTGTTTTATCACTCATATTAATCTCCTTCTTCATATCTAGCTAATGCCATATCAGTCGCTGCATGTTCAGCTTCACCTTTACTCATACCACTTCCTACTAATTCTTCATAAGCTTCTTCCCAATAACGCATTAATATTTCATCATTCCACATATTAGACATGTCAATTCCTTTTTAAAAGTCTATATAATCCCCCGGAGCACCAAGGATTCGGGGGATTATATAGAGGTGAAGAGGTAGGGAATCGAACCCTACGTTAGGTAGTTACACGCTACCTTGTTACATTGTGTAAAGTCTCCAGTTCCAATTGCTTGTACCTTCGTAGACTCTGTAACATTCACTCGCCTGACTCCTCGTATTAAGATTATCAGTATTCGTACTGAACATCTGAAATGTTAAAGTTACAATCACGAATTAGATCTTCCATTTCGTATAAACAATTACAGTATGTAAGCATATTGATTAATAACTCTTGAGAATGCTTATCATTAATAGTAATGATTACCTTAATGCCATCTAAAACTTTCGTAATTTTCATAATCAATTCCTTCATATACATCCGGCACACTGCCGAATGATCTATAAAAGATTTTATTATATACAATTTTTAATTTCATATTAAGAACTTTCTATTTCATACATGTGTTGTTCAAGATCAGTACGTAAACGTAACTCATTAAACTTATGAGGATACTTACATAAGTTCTTGATAAACTTATCATAACTAAAACACTTAGATTTCCTAGTAGCATTCATCAATACCTCTTGGAATATCTGTCTTCTTGCTGAACCTTTTTGCATTGGTGGATTATGTGCAGCACGATAAACTTCTTCAAACATTGGAAGATATTTATCTAATCTCCTTTTAATTTTATCATTAAATATTAGTTTACCATTTTTAAATATCTTATTACCACCATGATCTCCATCTCTTACATAATTTCCACTACCTCTATAGGTTGTTCTATTATTATTCCATATCATTAATAGAATACTATCAGTAGTATACTTACCATAGCAAGACTTATATTCCAAGTACTTATTATATACTTCAGAAGTTTCAGGAACTCCAGCCCAATAATTTGCATAGTTATTGAGTGTCCAATTTTTCATCTGAGTATTAAGTTTAATCATAAGATGTGGATTAGTTGATTGATCTATGATAACATATCTATCTTCATCTGCTAAGATAGCAGCTTCATTTCTATGTTGACCATCTATAATCTTGTAATGAATAACACCATCTTCATCTACTTCACGTACTATGATAGGATTAATAGATAATAAATTGCATTCTTTTAAAGAGATTTCTAACTCTTTAACTTTCTTTTGATTTACATCTCTGTTATTAATATAATATTTAAGCTCCATATCTTTTGGAACTTTGTAAATTTTATTTACTTCTACAAGTCGGTCAGACATATCAATCTCCTTTAATTACATAGATGGTTTCGGATGCACAAGATTGGTGCGCCCATTGGCGCATTACTTCTTGATACTTTTCAGTGTTATCAAAGTCAGATAACATAAAGTCTTTGAACTCTTTATCATGTTCTTCATTAGGTCTTATTAACTTATTATGCACAGTCATTTTATTCACCATAAAAAAAGAGTGAGTACCCGAAGGTACCCACTCATAGTTTACATCAACAACAGGGAGCGTGGTTGATTAGTCAAAAGGTATAGCATCATACGCAGGATTATTAGTACCTGCAGAAGTTGAGTTACTTATCCTTTGATTCTTAGAAGGATAATTACTGTTTACAACTACAAGTTTATCCATATCCTTCACTGGAAAGTCAGCAGGTAAATTTCTAATACCTTCAGTCACTAATGCTTCATGACCTACTGCAATATTAGTACCTTTCACCTTGTAAAACTTTACAATTCCAAAGCCAGCTTCTTTTGCTCTTGCAAAATTAGCTTTCATTTGTTCAGGATCAATGTTATTGGGTAAGTCAACCCAATCAGGCTTCTTAGCCTTATGGTCCCAATATTTCCAAACTTGCTCACTCATAATATTTACGTACGTAAAAGACATTTATATGTCTCCTTCTAGTAAAGCTACCGTCTGCCCCCGGCAGCATGGGGATGTGGGTGTCGGAGAAGCCCCGACTCACCGAGGAGGGGGGGCTTCTGAGACACGAAAGAGAAGCGAAAGAAACTCAGAAGTAAACTAATTATATTCTTTCCATCTTCTTATGTTATCTCTTATAAGTTCATAGGTTAATATAATACCTAAAGCATTTATTATTAAACCTATTATTATTACTATTGAACTTAATGGGTCTATCCTTATACCCGTATAGCTAACAGTAAGAGCAACACCTGATACTAACATATAAGTTCCAATGATAAACAATACTATTGTTAGTATAATTAATTCCTTATTACTCATTCTCATTCCTTTCTTTAGTTGTTCCTAACATTTCATTAGCTAATTCTAATGCTCTGTTCGGTGAGTAACAGTATTGATACCTTGGTTCTTGTGATAAGAGAGAATTATATTTATCTTTCTGATTAAGATAATTCTTATACTCTACCACTCTTACTGGTATTTCAAACTGTTTGGCTATATCAATCATATGTTTACTACCTTTTGATATACCATCCCAGAATACTATACAACCATCAGCTTGTGCTGCCATAACAGTGTTACGTTTATACCCTGCTGATTTACCATACCTATCCCAATCAGCTTCTATTATCACTATGTCTAAAGATTTTCGTTTAGCATACTTTTCACCAAGAGTATCAGCACCTCTTGCACCACCAGATATAATACATACATCTGATTTATTAATTAAAAGCTTATCTAATTTATACTCTAACAAATTATAATCTACAAACTCACGACTACCAGCTACAATTACTTTGAATGACATCTCGATCTCCTTTCTAAAAATCCCTGAAGTCACTTTCTTTTCAGGGATTTTTGGGAAGGAATAAGAAAGAAAAGAAAGAAGAAGACGGGCTAGATCGTATTAATTGTACACTTAACTAAAAGCGTTGAAAAAAAAAGCAAGGAGGGACGACGCAGAACGCCGCCCCCTGTTGCACTACCGTGGTATGGCAAATACCCTGCCAGAAGTATCGAACTCATGAGCTCTACCTGAGAATGGAATACCACGCATGTCAGACGCTTTTAACTCAGTGAACCATCCAAGCATAGTGCCATTGGCCATGATGTGTTGCTCTTGAACACATAGGCCATACTGTCTACACAGTGACCAACGGGCTGCCGCAATGCTCTTTGTCTGAACATTGTCGGTAATTTTATCAAAGCCAGCGTATAGCTCATACATTACCAAGGGCTTAACCTTGGCAGGTAGACCGAGTACTGACCGTGCAGCCTTAGCCTCTGCACTACGACCGTTGAAGAAGGGTACAAGATGAGATGGAATAATAAAGATTCGCATAACAAACTCCAATTGGTTAAAGGAAGGAACCTCACTAAGAAGAAATGTGGCGAGGTCACGAGCCAACTGACACATTTCTTCGGAATCATCTTAACTCGTTGCTTGACTCGTCACCAGATACGGTATATCATCATGTAGTGTAGGTTGCAAGTATGGTCTAATAATGTTCAATTACTCAGTACTTTCAACCGCTTAGATAAAATGTGTATATACTAGAACAACTCTTTCCTCCACCTTATAAAGAATAAGCTGGATGAAAATGTTCTAGTATATACTCTTTATATCCAATTTTTCCCCGTAGGGAACCCATCGGGAGGACTACGAAGGAACTTCGTAGGTCCGATGGGTACCCAGAGGGGAAAAACAGCTTCTCTAGTATATATATGAAACAGCATTGACAAATATTCTCAAAAAACTTCGGGTTTATCTGCAAAATAAAAAACCAGATGCGGCTATTAAGTTACTTTAAAGCTACTTTAATTAATATTATTTATATTTATTTTTATTTATAGTTGCATTGGAGGACTAAATAGTGTATAATAGTATCTATGGAATTACAAGAAAGTACTAATGAGTACCTACAACCTTTTATCAACTTAAAAGGTTTATTGGATACTAAAGTAAATCAAGAATCAAGTGATGATTTTCTTACATTCGTCAGAATGATGGCTCCTATGCTTGTCTCTGATTGGCGAATGGGTCGTCATATAGAAGTTATATCTAATAAACTAAAAGACTTAGAGGCTGGTAAGATAAAACGGCTGATGGTCTTTCTTCCACCACGGTCTTCTAAGTCTGTTATCTGCTCTAAACTCTTCCCTGCTTGGTATATTGGTAGAAATCCTGCACATGAAATACTGACTGTCTCCCATAGTGACCAGTTGTCCAGTGATTTTGGACGATCTGTACGAGATGTGGTGAATACAGAAGAATTTCAAAAGATATTTAAAGGAGTCTCTTTAAGGAGCGACGTAAGAGCCGCTGGTAAGTGGAAGACAAACCAGAATGGAACCTACTATGCTGCTGGTGTAAGGTCACAGATAGCTGGTAGGGGCGCACATATTGCTATATTGGACGATGTGATGTCTGAAGAGGACGCAATCAGTGCATCAGGTAGGAGATATATTAAAGAATGGTACCCAGCAGGGCTTAGAACCCGCATAATGCCCAATGGAGCCATTGTTATTATCAATACACGCTACCACTATGATGATCTATGTGGCTGGTTGCTAAAACAACAGGAGAATATGGGAGAGTTTGAAACAATCCCATGGGAAGTGATTAGAATACCTGCATGGGTGGACGAAGAAGCAGCGCAATTGCTTGACTTACCTGTAGGCTCTAGTTACTTTCCCGAATGGAA